TGTACAAAAACACCCCCGCTGAGGTCTTAGACGCCTTCATGTGAAGAAAGTCAGCTGGAATGAACTCCGTGGTCACGTAGCCCGAGATAACTTTTTGCTCATTATAAAATGCTAATTTTAAATATATACTGCTATTACTCATTACTGGCACTCCACTTTATTTGCTGATATTTTTAAATTTCTTATATTAAGATAATCATTACCGTCAGTGCAGCTTTCTAAAGAGTAATTACCCCCACTATAATGAGAGTATTTATTGCAATACAAAACCCCATAATCCGTTTTTGCTACCTCAGCTCGGTAGCACTTGGCCGTATTCACACTGAATAATCCATCTACACTACCTGAGCATCCCAAGAAGAAAAACATTGAAACATATAAGATACCCAGGATTAAAAGGCCGCGTGCTACTCGGTTAAACTTAGCTTCTTCTAATACCGCTGCATCTACTTGATCCTTTAGTATCTTGTGAATAAGACCTTCGAAGTCCAAGCCTTGCGCTTCAGCTCGTTGCTGTAGGTATTCGTAAGTTTCTTGAGGCATCTCCAGGCTTAGATTGGTGCCTTCTAAAGTAGCCTTAATATCATCGATATTTATTTCTTTATCCATAAACCTATATTACCACAACTAATAACCCCAAGTCAAGGCTCTTTTAGTATAATTTAACATATTAATATATAAATAAGGAACCAATGCCCAATATTCGCCCCATTTCATCACTAGTAGAAAACATCTCCGGATCGGTGACAGCTCTAGTGGACCAACTCACTGGCAAAAACGGCTATCCCGTTAACCCTAAGACTAATGTAGAGAGCGTAATAACTCAAGGAAACTGGTTAACACTCTCATTTCCCTATACATTCTCAGTAGTTAACGTATCCGACGGCTCTCAAGCTGGTCGATTCACTGACTTCAAGCTACCTTTGGCCCCCTCCTCTATTAAGCAAACTGAGAACTTCGCTATCTCGATCAAGCCCGTACAAGGTGGTACTACAGTTACCCATTCCGGCAATAAGTACAAAAACCTACAAATCAGAGGCACAACTGGTCTGGCCCCCTTCCGTGGAGCGGGTGGGGTGAATGCCAAAGATGGTAAAGCTATATTTCAACCCGACGAGCTCAAGTACTTATCTGGCTATGAAGTCTTCCTTAGACTCCGTAACTGGTTCAGATCATACTATGAGTTCAAGAAGACTAACCCGGTAGAAGCTAAAAGCCACCGCTTAGTGTTCAAGAACTATAAAGACGGTGAGTTTCTAGTAGTAGAGCTGATTAAGTTCGACATGGACCGCCAAGCGTCTAAGTCCTTTCTATACGATTACGATCTAGAGTTCAAGGTATTAGCCCACCTTCAAGCAGATAAAGCCAATGATAACAGTACCTTATTCGAAAGAGTCCTTGAAAGAGCGGTTAACGCCCTTGACCAAGCCCGTGGCACCTTCTTAAGAACTCAAGACATACTCAGACAAATAGAAGGCACCTACAACGCAGTAGTTATCGAGCCCCTTAGAAAGACCACACTAGCTATCAAAGCCTTTAAGGGTATTGGACTAGTAGCTGGGGACGTCTCTAGTAGAGCTATTCAAGAGACTGTATCCGAAGCTAAAGCCCTGCAAATAGCCCTAGGAGTCAAAGAAACTCAGGATGAAGCCGATATATATGGTGGAGTTGACCGTAGAATCACCGATATTGAACTACCTTCCGACCTTAAATCAGCCACTACCACTCAAGGCAGTGCTTTGATTTCTACCTTTGGCGAAGGCTTAATGGCTCTAGATGTGTCTATTTTCCCTCAAGATACCATCGATGCCACCTTGGAAGAGCAAAACTACTTAGTCACTCAACCCCTTTCATTCTATCAAGACCTGATTGATGAGCTTAATCGGGTCAGACGCAATGCTGAAGATCTATTCAACCTAGGTTCTACTGAATATAATGACATCTTCGATAGAGACTCCACCTTATCAGCTGATCCAACTAAAGACGTAACCGCAGACGAATACGACGTTCTCAAGGCATTCAGTGAAGCCGTAACTGGTTTAAACCTCATTTTAAGCACCGAAGACCTTTTAAGGTCCCCATATGATGAGAAGATCAAGGACATGATTGCCCGGTTCAACGGCAACTTAGGTCTATTCGCGCTACCTGCAGTTAAAGAAATCCGCATAGATGCTGGAGTAACCCTTGAACGTTTGGCTCAAGACTACTTAGGTGACGCTACTCGTTGGGGTGAGATTGTGGAAGTAAACAACCTTAAGACTCCTTACATCGTTCAAGATCCTACCGATAAAGAGGGCGGACTCCTAACCATTGGCGACAAGATCCTCATTCCTACCGAACAAGTGGGGGACTTTTCTAACACTCCACGAGGTAAGACTAACAAGATCAACGAGAATCAGACCGAATTAGAACGCTCTTTAGGAATAGATTTCAAGTTAGATGACAACTTTGACTTAATTATCAATAATTCCAGTGACTTAGAGCTAGTAGGTGGGTCAGAGAACATGGCTCAACAAGTCATACTAAAACTCTCTTACGAAAAAGGGGAAGTAATGGGCAAGCCTCAACTAGGTTCCAACCTTTTACCTGGCACTAAATTCCCACCCCTACATGATATTCAAGATGGGGTAGTTAACACTTTGACCTCTGATTCTCGTATAGAGTCCGTTCAAAACCTCAACATTACCCGGGAAGGCAATGCTTTGAGACTTAATTTTAATTTAAAACTTAAAAAGATTGATATACCAGTGCCTATTTCCATCGAAATAGTATAATTTAGTAGATAAAGGATAAGATACAATATGGCAGATTTAAAGAACAAGACCGAGAGTCAAATACAAGCAGAGATGTTATCTACATTGATAGCTCAATTGGGCTTGAATGACGTTAACGCTGGTTCTGTCTTAGATGTACTGACCCAAGCCGCTGCTCAACAAGATTTCGCACAATACTACGCCATTGCTCAAGTATCTCGTCTTGTGGACCTAGACCGTACTTTCGGTGAAGATCTAGACAATAGAGCCTTTGAATACGGTTTAACCCGTAGAGAAGCCCTCAAAGCTACTGGTTTGATCAACATCCTCCGTCCTACTACTTTCGAGAAGGTAGACACTTCCTTCTTTGCTGGATTCCCAGCCGCTTCTAACGGAGACACTACTATCTACGTGAATGATGCTTCTAACGTCCTATTCTCTACCTCAGGCACTTTAGTTATAGGTAGAGGTACAAACGCAGAGGAAGAAGTTCCTTACATCGTAGCGCCTACTAATAACGTCAATTACTGGAGCTTTGCCCTTTCTACCCCTATTCTAAATGACCACACCCAGGACTCTTCAATTATCCTTAAACAAGGTGCTGACATCACCATTAATGCCGGTACTGTAGTAAGCGTCCCAGCCACTGGTGTCAGTGTCGAGACACGTTTCATAGTACAGAATGATGCCGTTCTTCTTGCCGGAGAGGATTCCATCGATAATGTCGAAGTAATCGCTGCTCTTCCGGGCACTGCAGGTAATATTCCTTCCCAAGCCATTAGTGGAGAAGCATTTCCTACTCCCCCTTTCACTGGAGCTAGAGCCGAGAACACTTCTAAGTTCACTACCGGTCGTAATCGTGAGAACGATGAAGAGCTCAGGGATCGTATCAAGAGCCACATTCAATCCATCTCTAAAGGTGTAAAAGAAGCTATTCTTAACTCTATTGTAGGTCTGGTTGATCCAGAGACCTCCAAACGTGTAGTATCTGCCTCAGTTATTCTACCCGTTGAAGAAGCCGGAGACGTCAAAGTATACATCGACGATGGTACCGGGTTCGAGCCTTCCTTCTCACAACAAGCCTTTGAAACTATTAGACAAAATGCATCTGCAGGTGAAACCCGTCTACAACTAGACAACTTCCCAGCTATGAAAGCTTCAGTTGAGACTAAAGCCGTAGAGAACTATGACTTCTCTAACGCTCCTCTCTCCTTGAACGTCCAAGTAGGCTTAGCTACCGAGACCGTAGAGTTCACTATAAGTGACTTCATCTTCCCTTCTCAGTCTAAAGCCGAAGAAGTCGTAACCGCTATCAACAACAAATCCAGCTTAGTAGAAGCTCGCACAGGCAACAATGGTACTACTATCGTTCTAACCTCCGTAGCTGAAATTAATGAAGAAATTCAGATACTTGGCGGAACCGCTAACGTTGTATTGGTATTCCCTACTGAGAAGCGTGAAACCATTTCCTTATTCAAGAACGATGTTATCCTCTCTAAAGATGGCTTTACTGCTTTCATAGATTCAGGTAACGAAGCACCTTTTGATCTAGACGCTATCGGAGCCTTCCCTCAGACCCTTACAATGGTAGTGGATGGAAAGACCGTTAACCCTCAGACCGTAACCTTTCAATTAGCTGACTTCGTAGATGCTTCTCAAGCGACTGCTCAAGAAGTGTCCGATGTGATCAACGCTCAACTAGCAGGGGCAGAGGCTACCTCCATCAATGATGGTGCCAAAGTTCGTATCGCTTCCAAGACCCTCTTCTCAATCACCTCCAAGGTGAATGTCACGGGAGGCACTGCAAATGATATAACCGATGGGTTTAACTTCAGTGCAGTTGAAGTAATAGGCGCTAACAAAGATTACGTATTCAACCGTGAACTAGGCATTATAGAGCTCACCGAAGGCTTGGCCGCTGGTGATACAGTCACCTCCGGATCCCAATTCACTCGGGGTAAGGCTACTGCTACTATCTCTGAGAACTATGCTCCAGCCGATACAACCACTTTAATCATCTCCATAGATGGTGGTACAGATCAAACCATTACCTTTGACGCTACCTTTGCAACGGGTAAGACTGCCCAAGAGATAGCTGACTTTATCAATCTGACCCTTGAAGGCGGCTCTGCTAGAGTACGTGAAGTAGGTACGGATAACTTTTTAGAGATTAACACTAATACTTACGCTGAAACTGGCAGTATTCAAATACAAGCCGCTTCTACCGCTATAGGGATCTTCGGTCTAGATGCATTGGTACATGCTTCCGTAGAATCCACTAAAGCTTTCGTCGAGTCTGGAGTCGCTCCTTTCGCCTTC